CACCAGTACGCTGGTGTCGGGCCCTTTCTTGGTGCGGTTATCAATCCAGGAGAGGTGGAGACGGCCACATCAGTAAGAAACGTTGACGGTGTAGAACTCATTGGGGCAACTCAATGCGACGTCCTTATTGGTGATGGTAGTGGTACCGACTCTACCACAAAAAGCGAAAATTTACCCCGAAACATTGATTGCATTGATTCGCGCAAAACCTGCAGTAATGCAGCAATTGGCGTTAGAAACAGCCATGTTTCGGGTTCATTACATTGTATTGACCATTGCAAATGTTCTTATTACAATGATATATGTGTTTGCAATGGAAGTGAGCTAAAGGATTATGATTGGATTGATTCCGGTAAAACCAGAAGTAATTCTGCAATTGACCGTAGAAACACCCTTAATCCTAATTACCCTTGGGGATATAGTAATGAAAGTATGCTCTATTTCAATACAAATTATAATCAGGACTTTGAATCTCAAGTCACTGAAAAGAAGAATGAACATGACACCATTATTACTAGTAACTTAGACGGGGATCAAGACCAGCTTGGGTCGTCTAAGGTTTATTCTACCATGAACCCTTTGATTATTAGTAACTTGACTGGGAATCAAGGCCAGCTTGGGTCAGTCAAGGATAGTGTTATCATAAAACCAGTAAATATTCGCGGTCCAAATGCCACATCAACAGATGAAATACATTATCGTACTGGAGTAATACAAGAATTTATAAACAACTATAAAGATCTTGATTCTTATGTTAGTAAATCTAACAATAAGTTTTCATTTGATAATGTGGCAACGGATCTACCAGCCGTCGACTTCCCGGAAGATTTTCATAGCACGAATTATTTAATTAATTCGAATGACACTTTTGGCTATGAAATTAAAGTCCCATATTTGCAATTAGATGAAAACGAATTTAGCGAATATGCTATAGATTTTCAAGGTACAGCAGTATGTAATAAACAAATATGGGCTTTAAATGTTTTGGATCATATGTGCTATACTATGTTTGGGAAATATCCAAAACTTGATAACCCTTCTGTGGGAGATTTTATAATATTGTTGAATGATGTTGTGGTTAATGTAGGTGGTGTTACTTTTACTCAAACTGATTTTGGTTTTAGTAATGGTAGTGCCACTTACAACTACAACATTGTTCATGATATACAACCAGTTATAAGCACCAAATCTTTTACTATATATCAAATTATGGCAAATAAAACAGATACATTTAAAAATTATGCTTACAATTTATTATGTAAGTCAGCTTTAAGTGTATTTGGTGCTGTTTCTGGTATTGCAACTATAATGACTACCATTTTAAAACCAAAATTGGCTATTTTGGGTTTAGCAGCTACACTAGGTTGTTTTTATGGTGTTGGTTGTTTTAATAAGCCAGGATCCTTTTTGATTGGTCAAAATCATACTGCTGTGTATTCAAGCAACTATGATGAAGTGTCATTATATAGGCGTATGACCATGAATTATAAAATTCAGGTCACTCAATTGCCTAATAAATTGATCAATCAATCCATTCAAGCATTATCAGGGGTAGCAGCTGATAATGTTGATGGAGCCACACGAAAAATTAGTACCTTTTCTAGCAGATTAGCCAAAAATTATGAACAAAATGGCTTGTTTGCAAAATTGTTGCGACCACTAAATTTTGTTGCCCTTGAGACTTGGAAAGAAACATGTATTAATGCTGCTATTAATACTTTGTATCCAAGACCTATTTTTGGTCGCTGTCAAGGTGTGGCGGAGGGTGTTGATTTTAAACCAGATTCCAAAATATACACGCAACTAATGGATGATCAATGTGATAATGACGAAATTCGAGGTTGGAATTACTTTTCTTCCAATTTTGAACGTCTTTATTACCCCAAAAATTGTACTCATAATGCTCATCGTGCTCTAGTTAATAGAATTATGAAAAAGTTCAAAGCTGGAGATAGACGCACTTTGATGCAATTAAAGAATTTTGTACAAAGAATGCTACCCATTTTATTACCAGTAAGACAATGTGATGTCATCAGTTACAATGATTGGAGGGATCATTGTAATACTAATCAAAAAGGTCGATATAGTGACATCATATATGAAAGTCAAATGGATGTAGCTATTGATTGTCTTAAAGTTAAAGGCTTCGTTAAACATGAAGCTCATTTTAAAGAAGATTTCATCGGTAGGATCATTTCAGGTCGTACTGATGAATATGCAACACAACTCGGTCCTTATACCTATACTGCATCAAAAATATTACAAGATGCCTGGTCTTTCCGTGACAAAGGTTGTGCCTTTGCTGAGATAGACAGGAATGAATTTTGTGATAAAATATTATATGCAGCAGGTGAAAATAGGGATACCATGGGTATGTGGATGCAATTAATTCAAG